CGACCCGCTCGAGTGCGCCTGCTGCTCGGCTTCGCGCAGGCCATCCTTGAGCCCCTTCGTGTCGACCTCGACGACGGCCTTGATGCGTGCGACGACATCGCCGCCGATCCCGAGACTCACGACTCGCCCCCCATTGCGGCGACGCGCGCCTTCGCCTCGGCGAGCGCGTCTACGCGCCGCTGCTCACGCTCGGTAGCAGCGTTACGCTCGGCCTCGAACCTGGCCGCGATCGCCTCGGTGACGAGCCAGTTAGTCAACTCGTCCTCGCTGAATCTCGGCCACGCTACGCCGTAGTCGATCGCAGCTTTCGCAATCCTCAGAGCATCCGTGCTCTGCACGAAACGTGCCCCACACGGACAGAGGCTCACGGCCCCACAGGCGGCGCTCTTCGCCATCCCTGTCCTCTTCGCCCATCGCGATACGGACGAGCCACTTGTAGTCGGCCGGGTGCAACTCGTCGAGGTCGACGCCGGCGAGGTCGGGCTCGACGACGACCTGCCGCACCAAGTCGTCCATGTAGTCGCGCACCTGCTCGCCATGCTCGACGAGAGCGTCCTCATCGCCGCCGAGAGCCGCGTCGACGCCCGTCGCACCCGACAGGGCGATCTTGCGCAGTTCGGCCGGGAGATGACCGCTGAGAGCGTACCGCTCGAGGTTCAGCGGCCGAATCTTGTACGCCGCGCCGCTCGGGCCGACCGCGACGATTTCGCGGCTCGCCTGCAACTCGGATAGCGTCGCCGCCCTAACGGTCTTTTCCGGCATCGTTTCCCCCTGGGGTGTCGGTGTCTGTTTCACGCACGAGCAGCTCTGCGGCCTGCTCCATGCGCGCCGCGAGGCGCCGAAGATCGTCGGCCTCTCGGTACACGCGCCGAGCTCGAGTCTTGACCATTCCAGCCAAGCCGACCACGGCGTCCGTGACTTCGCGCGAAGGCGTACTCACGTCAGACACTCTCGCGCGCCGCGCCCGGCGCGCCACCCTACGCCGTAGCGTTACCGTCCAAGGTAACCACAGTCATGATCGGACTCTCGACGCTCGCGACGAAGTTACGCATCGCCTCGAACGCACACTGAACCTCGATCACGTTGCCGCCCGGGTCAGGCTGAACCGGAACATCCGCCCATTTCGCCACCGGAACCGCGACATCCATATTGCGGCTCACGCTCTGAGAGAACTTGAAGTCGAGCGCGTGCGTCGCGAACGAGCCGACAAGCGACGTGCCCGCGTCGCCGCCATAGAAAAACTTGCGGTAGTCGAGCGGTAGCGCCGTCGCGCCCGAGAACCGGATCGAGTATGACCCCGTGATTTCGCGCGCCTGCGGGTCGATGTTGTCGACGATGAAGTCGTCCGCCTGAAACGGCTGCAAGTTATTGTTGACCTCGAGGTTCAGCGCGTGGATCGGATACGCCACCGTATCAACTTTGAGCAGGCCGGCGCCGTGCATGTACAGGTACGGCGAGGTCGTCGTCGGGTTGCCCGTCTCGTTCGAGCCAAACGTGCTCGTGATGCCCTTGATGCCGAGCGTCACGACGAGCGGCTGCCCGGCCTGGCCGTCGATCGTGAGCGTGTCGACCTTACAGTCGGTGTACTTCTCGAAGATCACGCCGGCGATCGAGCGCCAAATCGTGACATAGGGCAGGTCGTTCGCCGGCGTCGCCGTGTGCGTGAACGGGTCGCTCGCGCCCGAATCGGCGTTCGCGCCGAGGACGGCGTGCCACAGGATCGCCATGAGGTCAGGATGCGCATAGACCGGGATGTCGCCCTGCACGCCCATCTGCGAGACGTACGGGTCGCCGGCGTCGCGCGAACCGTCCGTCATCGTGTAGCGTGCGTCCGTAATGTACGGCTGGATGCTCGGCGCGGCGGCGAAAAACGCGCGCACCGTCGGACTCGCGGCCGGCGTGCCCTTAGCGGTCTGGACGCCGATGCCGAAGTCGCCGAGGCGAGATGAAATGCCGACAATGCTCGTCACTCGGAATCATCCTCGCTCTCGACCTCGACGATGGCGGGGTGTGCGCGCAGCACGGCGACCTCGGCGGCTTCGTCGGTCGCGAGCTCGTCGCCCGCCTCAAGTGAAAGCTCGGAGGTCGCACCGAAGGCGTGAGTTACGGCTCGCGTGTAACCATCCTTGAGCTGGAATCGCGGCACGTCAGACACTATCGCTACGACACCGTGCCATCGTTCCACCGCACCCCGACGACCGTCGCCTCGATATACCCGTTGTCGTTGTCGAACGCGATCGACTGGACGGTGAAGTACCACGGGTCGCCCGGATAGCTGCCCGGCGCGAGCGTCGTCTGCAAGTCCTCGGCCGCCTGCTCCAACACGCCCGGGTCGATCGGCGTCTGCGGGTCGAGCCTCTGCGACCACACCACATACAGGCGCACGCCGGCCGTGATGTTCTCAAGCAGCGCGTTCTTTGTGTCCGTCTCGGCCTTTTCGACCCACACGTAGGCGAGGGGCGTCGAGTCGGGGATCGCCGAGCCGCCCTGCGGCGGCGCGCCCGCGAGATACGTGTACCCGGTGAGCGTCGCCGAGAGCGTCGTCGTCAACGCCTGGCGAAACGTCGTATACGCCGAGGCGGTCATGCCGACGCCTTTTTCACGGCCTCGCCGATCAGGTGAAACGCGAGCGGAGTGCCCGCGCGGAGTCCTTTGCGCAGGTAGTGGTACGCCTTGACGCCGACCGTCGACCCTTCGGCCTTGAGTTGCTTGCGTTTCTGCTCGCGCAGGCCGGCGCTACGCTTCGACCCGGCGTGCTTGATGCGGCGCGACCGGCGCGCCCCCGTGCCCTGCTCGTACCAGTTCGCCTTATAGTCGCCGGCGCCGATGCCGCCCTCGTAACCGCGCTCAGTCGCGATCGGCGGCAGGGCGGCGATGCTTCCGCGCAGCGCCCCCGTGTTCTCGGGCACCTCGGCGGCCTGCGCCGCCGCGACCATCGGCTCGACGGCCGCCGTGAGTGCCTCGAAGATGTGGCGCTCGGCGCTCGCGCCCCACTCGGCGAAGTGCTCGTCGACGGTGATCACCGTCCGGCTCTTCACGCCGGCCACGGCTAGATCACCCTTGGCCGGATAAACGGTTCGAGCAGCCTGCGCGCACCCACCGGCAACGAATCCTCGCTACCCGGGTTGTCACTCACCTCGACCATCTGGAAATCGCCCGATCCCCGGCTCGACACCTGCTCCGGGTTGCGGTACAGGTCGGCCGTCGCGATCAAACAGGCGAGCTCGACATCCGGAGGCACGCTCGTCATGCCCCACTTGCCCGTGATCACGACATCTCGCGTCCGCGTTATCGGCGCGAAAATGAAGTGCGATGTTCCCAGGTGGTAGTAGCCGCGCGCAGCCAGGTAGAGGTAGGTACCGTCCACCGTCTGATTGCGCGGCATCGCCACATAGTCACCGTCGCCGATGCCAGTCGTCGCGACGAGCGCCAGGCCGCCGAGCGTAATCGTCGTGATCGACCGCAGGTCGTACGGCTCGAAGTCGAGGTAGCCTGACCCGTCGTACTCGAAGGTGCGTACCATGTCAGAGTTGTTGCCGCTCGGGTCGTAGAACTCGCGGCGCGTGTAGCGTGCGATCGCGGTCGACACACTGTTGACGATGATGGTGAGTATCGCCGTGTCGTCCGTTGCGAGCGTCCCTGTGGCATGGGTACGTCTGAGCCATGCCTGCGCGTTCGCAACGGTGGTCAGCGCGTTCGGGTTGAGGCTCACCGAGTCTCGCGATCCGGCCGGCGGTCGACTACTGCCACCTCGACGAACCGAGCATCGACCGGCGTCGCCCGGTCATCCTCGAAGAGGTGACGTGCGATCTCGTCACTTACATGTACCTCGTCGCCGGTGTCTTTCATCTTGACGATCATGCGACCTCCAGAAAGACCGCGAGCCCGGCCCGTGGGGGCGCCGGGCTCGCGGAGAGCAGTAGGGTCAGGAGGGCTCAGGTGGCCGAGTGCTTCCAGACCGTGTAAGCGGTGGCGTCGAGGATCACTCCGTCGAGGCGCTCCCACCCGACGAACACCGACTCGAGCGAGTCGATGAAGCGGTCGTCCGACCGCCTGATCACAAGGCCGCCGTCCTGGCGGATGGCGTACCCGTTGTTGAAGTCACCGAACAGGCCGAAGAGGCTGTTGGCCGCCTCGGTCGCGAAGTTAGGCGAGGTGTAGAGCGGCTTGCCCATGAGCGAGTCGGGCTCGCCCGGGATGGCGCTCGCCGTCCAGATCGGCCGGTTGGACGAGTCCTTGAGGCCGAGCAGGGTGGAGAGAGCGGTGTCCATGAGCACCCATTCACCGTTGACGCGGTACTGCGGCTGAATCTTCGTGTAGCAGCCGAGCAGGTCGGTGTAGGTGAACGTGGTGGTCGAGCCGGTCGCGCAGGTGAACACGGTCGTCGCGTTCGTCGTCGCGCCGGTGATGTGAGACGAGCCGGCGCCCGTGCCCTTGATGAACTCGGGGTCTTCGAACTGTGCGAACGCCTTGCCGAAGTTCTGCGCGAGCAGCGCCTGCACGTCGAAGGCCGAGTCCTCGAGGAGCTGGTAAGACACCTTCGTCATGCGGACGGCGGTGTATGCCTTCGCGGTGACCTTCGAGCCGGTGTCGTCGACGTTGGAAGCGGTCGAAGCCTCGGTGAGGTAGTTCGCCGCGCCGTAGGCGGTCTGGACGGGGATCGGCAGGTCGCGACCGTTGGTCGTGTTGATCACGTTGGCGCGGGTGCGACGCATCGCGACGGCCGGAACCTTCGCGCTTGTCACGGCCTGGTGGAAGTCCTGCGGCACCTGGTAGGCGCCGGCGCCGGCGACGGTCGTGTCGCGCTGCTCCGTCCATCCCGCGCGGAGAATCTGGCGATTCTCGGGCGACATGTCGGCGGCCCCGTTGCGGATGTAGTCGATGAACGCCGAGCGGTAGGCGTCCTCGGGCGAGCCGCCCTTCGCCTCACCGCCGAGCTCGCGGCCGCGCACTTCGCGGGTGACGCCGCCGGGAGCGAGGTTCCGCAAGTCCTCTTCGCGCTGCGCGCGCTCGGACATGTCCTTGACATCCTCGTTCATGCGGTCGAACTCCTGCCGCTCTTCGGCGGTCAGGTTGCGATTCGCGGCCTCGGCCGTGTCGTGAATGTGCCGCATCTCGTCGATGAGGCGCTTGCGCTCCTGCTTGAGCGTGATGAGATTCGAGATGGGCTCCATGTCAGACCCTATCGCTACCTTTCTAGGTTGTTGCGTCGGCGATGATTACCGCCAACTCGTCGAGCTCGCGCGGGCGAGCGTTGTATTCCGCATCTCCGTCGTTATCGACCTGAGCCTCTACATCGGAGCCGGACAGTCCGGCCGCGTCGACGAGCGCCGAGATGTGCTCACCCATCGACGACACGGCGTCATTGATCGCGGCGATGTGGTCGGCGTTCTCGGAGCTGATCGCCTTGCCGGCGCGCCGCTCGAGCGATGCACGCAGGTTCCGGGCGTCGTCCTCGCTCGACACGACGAGTTGCCACTCGACTTCCGTCCATGAGTCCTGCGGCGCGGCCGACGGTTCGCCGGCATCGTCGAGCTCTACCGCCGCGACGTAGAGCGAGCAGCCGCCGTTGTCGTACCACACGACGAGCGCGCTCTGCCCGTCGACGGTCGCGTCGGCGCAGTAACCCCAGGCGTAGTCCTCGCCGTCGAAGCCGATGGGGAGTGATTCCGAGATGTCGTCGAGCCAGTCGCACATCCCGGCTTCGTTATCCCAGGCGACGACGGCGGGCCCGACGCTTCGCCGGACGAGCGAACGCACCTCGGCGGTCGTCGTCGGGTACGCCGGGAACGTCACCGTCGAAACGTCATGCAGCTCGATCGCGCGCAGGTGGCGCGTCGGCGGCGACGTTTCCCAATCCCACTTATCGCCCTTCGACCCGTCTGAGCATGGCACGACGCGGAACCCGAAACTCATCTGATCCACGTCTCGCCGCTCGATCGAAACGGCGAGATCGCGGGCGTAGCTCGTGTCGGGCAAGTCGGTGTGCGCCGCCATGGCGTCGCCGCTGCGCTCGAGCCGCGTCGTTCCCGCCGTGGTGCGGCCAAGGACGAGATTCGCGTCGTGATTGATCAGGTGGCGAACGTCGTCGCCGACGATTTCGCAGTCGGCGTCGACGTACTCGATGAACCCGCCGAGGTTCTCGCTGGGCTCGCCGAAACGGATAGCGTCGCCGCGATACTCGCGTCGCCCGTCTGGGAGCTCGCGCACTTCGAGGTTGCCGACCGTTACGACTCGACGCTCTAGCTTCACGTCAGACGCTATCGCTATGCGTTGAGGTCGCCGCCGCCGGTGTCGCCCTGAGCGCCCGCCACGTCGGCACCTACGTCGACGCCGGGCGTAATGATGCTCCCGTCGGCACCGACGACCTGGACGTTGACCGGCTGCCAGAGAACATCGCCGCCGTCGATGGGCGGCAGGCCGCGCGACTCGCGAATCTCATTCGCCGTCTTGATTCCGGCGAGCCGGTCTACGTTGTCGATCTTCGAGCGACTCACCGAGTCGGCGCGAAGCAAGACCGAGGTGTCGTGCTCGACGAAGAGTCCGCGACTGGCATCTGCCTGGCCGAACGAGAGCAGCTTGCGCGTGACGACCTGCGAAATGTTGACGAGCCAGGGTCGAAGCGTGTACGTCACGAAGTCGATGCTCGCCTGCTCGACGCTCGAGTAGGACGCGCCGCCTTCCATGTCTGCGATCATGTGTGGCGGGATGCGGAAAAGGCGCGCCATCTCGCGCACCTGGAACTTCCGCGCCTCGACCATCTGCAAGTTCGTCGGGTCGAACCCCGAGCTCTGATACGTCATGCCAGCCGGGAGCAGCGCGAACCGGTGCGCGTTCTTGAGTCCCGAGTGCGACGCATCCCACCGCGCCCTGAACTGGTTGAACTGCTCATCGTTCATCGGGCGCTCGGTCGACAGCACGGCGCCGGCATGCCCGTCGCCCTGGAACATGCGGCCGGCGTACTCTTCGGCCGCCATCGCGATACCGATCGCCTGGCGCGCCTGGCCGACGTTCGACAAGCCCGAGCCTGACTCGAGGCCGAGCCCCTTGAAATGCATCACCTCGGCGTCGAAGAGCCACCCCTCGCTACCATCCTCGAAAGTGACGACCCATCGGACGCTACCATCGTCCGCCTTGTGCTTTCGCACGTCGGGGCGGATCGGCCAGAGGGCGACGACATCGCCGCCGCCGTCAGTCTCGATCCACACGTAGGCGTTGCCGTAGACGCACATGCACATGATCACGTACGACCAAAAGTCGTATGCCGTCATGTCGGGATTCGGTTCGAGCGCGAGCAGGCGTCCGCGCGGGTCGGTCGACGGCTTGCGCGTGCCGGTCTTGTCGCCGTTCTCGAAGAGTTGCATCTCGAGGCTGGCGATCGTCTCGGCGATCAGCTTTACACACGCCAAGAACGCGACGACGCGCATGGCGCGCTGCGGCGAGACGTGAACGCCGGTCGCGCCGTCTATGCCCTCGGTCATGGCGAGCAGCGCCTGAAAGACCGGAATGTTCGCGTTGTCTAGCTGCGACCGATCTTCGCGGCGGAACGGGTTGCGCATATCAGACTCTCTCGCTCTAGCCGAGCCGCAAGTCGAAGTCAGAGTTTCCGACCGGCGGGTACTCGCGGGCGCGGTCGAGCGCGATGGCTACAGCGATCGCCGCGTCGCTCGGTGAACGTGATAGGTCTTTGTCGAGGCGCCATCCTCGGCCGGCCACATCGCGCGGCGTGGCAGACGCGATGTGAGCAGTGAGAATGTCATCGTCGGCGTGCTCGAGCTTGCGCTGGACGACGACCTCGAAGAGTCCTTGCGACGCCGGACACATGCGCTGCGGCTGCTGCGGGAACTCGACCATCGGCAACCCTTCCGCCTCGAGCATGTCGCTTACGACCTCGGGGATGCGCCACCGGTCATACGCAATCTCAACAACCTGGAACTTCGCGCAGAGCTCGCGCACACGGGCAAACACCGCCTCGAACGGGATCGCGTCGCCATCTATGACGTGATGCACCTCGGGGGGGTCGTTGTTGGCGTCGGGCCAGGCGGCGAACGTCTCGGCTGCGACGGCGTACTGATCGTTGCCGCGCGGCGCGGCGATGCCGATAGCCGTCGTGTCATGGTTCTTGGACATGTCGATTCCGAGGACAACGCGCTCGCCGGCCTGCGGCTCGCGACCGCCGCCGCAAAGCGCCCACGCGCCCTTCGGTAGCCAGTCCCTTTCGGCGCGCGTCCACCGGTTCAGGTGGAACCGCTCGAAGCGGAACGGCGGCATCGCCCGTTGGAACGCGAGCAACTTGTCGACGGTGATCCAAGTCGACGGGTTCGCGCGCTTCCACGCCGCGTGATCGTGCAACTCGTGATCCTCGACCGTCGGCGAGTAGAAATACATGCGCGGGTCGCTGCCCTCTTTGCCGCGCCGATAGACCTCTGCGCACTTACTCGACCCGCGCTCGTTCGCTCCAGCGTTCGTAATCGTGATCATGAGCGGCTCGCGCCGCGCCACCATCGCCGTCAACATCGCGTCGTAGAGTTCGCCCGACTCGTGCGCGTGCAACTCATCGCAGATCACGATGCTCGGGTTCTTGCCGTGCGTCTTAGGCGCGTCGCTCGAGAGAACCTCGAAGCGAGCTCCGGTCGCCTTGCAGACGATCGAGTCACGGAACACGTCGAGCACGTCTCGGAGCAGCGGCGACTCTTCAACCATCCGCTTCGCCGCGCCGAAAACGATCTTGGCCTGATCCTTGCTCGCCGCGATCGCGTACACCTGCATACCCTTGTCGGCCGATAGTGCCGACTCGACGACGAGGAAATAGAGGGCGAGCGCGGCGCCCCATGTCGACTTGTTGTTTTTCTTAGCGAGGCCGATATATGCCGTCGTGTAGCGGCGCCGGCCCGACTCGTCGCGGGAGAGCAGCTCGTTCGTGATGCCGACGAGCCAAGGCTCGAACGTGACAGGCTGTCCGCCAACCTCGCCCTCGATAAAGCGTAGGTATCGACGGCAAAACCGCACGAATCGGCGCGTGTCGGCGTTTAGCCGTATCGTCGCCACATGAGACGCTTTCGCCTACTGTGGGCGCGGGCCGGGCTCGCGCTCGCCGCGCTTGAGGCGAGCTCCCGGCGGCGGCCAGTTACCCGGCCAATGCGTCTCATGCTTCCCGCACCGCCAGCATCGCCGATTCCAATACTGTCCGGCCTGGTAAAGCGAGTGGTAGACGAAGGCCGCGCCCTCGTCATGCCCGCAGGTGGCGCGCGACGCGGCACGGCGCTCTTGCTCGTTTCTTAGGGCCGCGACGATCGCCGCCGCAATACCGCCGACGACGATCGACGCGGGATCGAGCATGGTTAGACGCTCTCGCCTAGCAGATGACTTCGCCACCCGGCGGCTTGTAGATGTCGCCGCCGGTCACCGAGTTATGCACATGCGTCGTGTATAGCCACCCGACGTTGCACCCGATCGGGCCGATGTTGATCGAAAACGATGTCGAGCCGGTGCCGCTCCGAGTGCTGTCGATCGGGTAGAACGGCGTGCCGCCGCCAGACGCCTCTTTGATGACCTGGTAGTGAACTTTCCATGCCGTGCCGCCACTCGGACAGGTAATCACGACGGTATTTCCGTGCAGAGTCTGAGTCGTGCCGACAAACCACGGCCCCGAATGTCCGTCCGAACCCCAGGAGTCCGAGCACGAGCTCGCATGGGGCAGCACGGCGTCTGCGAGAGCCGTCGGCGCCGGCCCGGGATTCGCGTTCGACACGAACCCACAGTCGCGGTTTACGTCGAGACAGCCAGAGACGAGCGCGGCGAGTTTCGCCTGATCCCACCCGTTCGACCAATCGCCGTGCAGAGTCCAGTACGGCCCGCTCGAGAAGTTGAGGCGCGAGCCCGCCTGATACCCGGTCGTACCGCTCCCGTAGTGGGCGTGAATCTGCACCTGTCCGAGCGTCGTCGTTCCCGCCGGGCACGTCCCCGTCGAGTCGCCGTATGCGACGGCGCCGGCCGCGTCGAGGCAGTACGGGAACTTGACGATGGCGACAACGCCGTCAGTGTTCTTGACGCCGTTCGCCGCCGTGCAGTCGTAGGGCGCCGTTCGCACCGGCGACGAGTGGCCGCCGCCGTTGCCACACGCAAACGCGATCTGCGTCTTGTCAACGGGTGGAGCTGTCGCGTGCGCGTTTCCGCCTACCATCGCGAGGCTCGTCGGGTACTGGCCGACGGCGACGCCCTTCGTTCCAAAGTAGTAGGCGAAGATTTTTACGGGCGGAACGACGTTGGTGAACGGCCCGCGCTCCGGGTCGCCGCCAGCGACGGGGATGCATGGCCCGTCGCACGCCGCCGGAATCCAATAGGCCGCCGTGTCGTTCGAGAGCACGCACGTCGTTCCGGCGCCGTCCGCCTGCAACGTGGCGGGCGTGCTCATGCTCGTCAGCCCCTTGTTTCCAAAGAACGTGTGCAGGTGGGCGCTTACTGCGCCGGGGCTGACGATCGGGTCGATGGACTGGTCGGGGATGGCGTGCGGCTTGCACGTCACCTCGAACTTACCGCCGGCAATGCTGGGCGTGGCGGCGGCCACGGACGACGCCGAGGCGAGAGCGGCGAACATCACCGCTAGCGCAACGAGCTTGCGCATGGTAGAACCTCCATGTCTGCCGGCGCCCGACCCTCTTCTCGGGCGGACGGGCGCCGGTGGGCGTTTACAAGTCGGCGGCGCTACCCCCTAGAGCGCCTAGCTAGTGGTTGAGTGGCGTGGACAGGCCGATCGGCCGTGCCGCACGATCCGAAAACAGCTTGGACAGCGGTGATGCCAGTAAAGGCCGAGCGCCGTGCCAAAAATCGGTAGAACCGACGCGACCTGGACGATGTTCGCCGCCTCAGACAGCATCGGGAACCTCGATCGTGTCGTCGCCGTCGTCGTCGAGCTCGGCCGCGAGTTGCTGGGCGAGGCTAGCGCCCTTCGCGACCGTCAACCCGAGTCGCGCCCGCGCGCTCGCCGTCAACCCGAACTGTTCGGCGAGGCGCAGCGCCTGCGAAGTCGCCTGCACCTGCAACCTGGCCGCTGGGTTCACCTTCTCGTCGACCGGGTTGCCGTCACGGTCATAGACGGTGAGCATGAAGCCGCGCTCTCGCACCGCCTGGCGCGCCATGTCGACGAGCGCGATCTGTTGCACGAGCAGCTCGAGCATGGAGCGGTCAACGCGGTCGATCCAGCCGAGCGCCGCCACCTCGGGGATAAGTTGCTCCCACACATCGCGCTCATGCGATGTGAGCGTCTCGGGTGCAGGAAACTCGAGCATCTTGCCTAGCCCGAGTATCGGCTCGGGGAGGGCGCGCTTCCCGGGGTTTCCTTCGGCGATGCGTACCTCTCTCGGCTTTGGCGGTCGTCCTTTCACCCGTCAGACCCTCTCGCCGAGCATATTCGCGACAATCGCCTCGGCCACCGCCGGCGCGCCCATGATTTTGCCGCACCGAGCGAGCTCCGAGATGATCGCGTGAGCGTCCGGCCGGCGAGCGCTACGTAGGCGAATCTCGTAGCCAGCCGGTTCGCCATTTACGGCTTTGAACTGGACGTGATCGCTCCAGGCGCGGCTATGCAGGTTGAGCAGCGAGTCGCTCATCGGCACCATCCACACGCCGTGCTCGGGGTCGTACTTGGCGGCGGCGCGACTCACTTCGCCGCCTTGAGCCGAGCCTCGGCCTCCGCGAGCCGTTCCCGTTGCCAGGCGGCAGGACGCTCGAGCCCATGCTCTTCCGAAAAACGGACACTCTCTCTGAGCGAAGCGATGGTCGCCTCGAGTTGTCTGCGCGTCGGCTCGCTCACCGGATGGCCTGAACGATCATGTCGTCGGGGAGCAGGCGATGCCAAGGCGTGCCGACGGTGCTACCGACGGGGTAGCCGTGTCCGGGCGTCGCCAGCTCGGCCGACCCGCCGCTGTCGAACGTGATCGCGTTCACGACGCCCATCGCGCGCAGGATGCGCGACGCCCGCGGCATCGACGCCAACGAAACCTCGACGAGTCCAACGCGACCATTCTTGAACTGGACGGCGCAAGACCGGAAACACCCATACCACCCGTCCGAGCCGCGCGGCCCGCAAGAGAACTGAGCCCGCGTCGTCCACGGCGCCTGCGTTCGACTCGAGACGCCCTGGCCATTCCTGACGAGGTAGGCGAGGCCGTTCATAACGTTGACGGCGCCATGCCGGCGAGCGTTCGCATAGCCGAAATAGAGGTGGCCTCGCACGAAGCCGACGGCGGGAGCGTTCGCGTCGTTCCGCCTGATCGCAGCTCCGTGCGCCCACACGTTGCCGCTCGGCCGCAACGTCGACGTGTTATAGGTGCCGCCGTTCATCGCGCAGCGCACCCGAGGGACGACGTGCGCCCACCCGGTGACGGTGCGCAGCCGATGCGAGTAGAAGACCATCGTGCGCAGCCGCGTCGACGCGGGATACCACGCGCACACCCTGACGTGGTGCGCAAGCACCGTCTCGGTCTTGATTGTGACTGCTGGGGTTGTTGCCATCGTGCCTGACCTCCGGGGAGTGGTCTTGGTCTTGTCCACTCGCACCATAGACCAAGACCAACTCGGCGTCAAGGCACATCTGCGACTTTCGCGGTAGTTTCGAGACCTCCAGTTCCGCGTGTGCAAAAAAAGGCGTTGGGCATCGGCCCCTTGCATGGTTGGCATGTTTGAGACCCCATACCGGGGGGTGGTGGATTGTGGGGCGGGGGTCGTCTGGCTCGAGCAAAAATATTTCGCGTTACGCGACGATGGTGGGGTAGACCCGATCGTCACTCGGAGAGTCGTCCTCCACCGTCCCCCCGTAGGGGGGACGAGGACGTAGGACGATCGGCGACCATGTAGGACGCATCCATCTGTGAGCCTCGTCGTTCGACGAGGCCGAGGTCGACGAGGCGCTTGAGTCGTTCGGCCGTGGCGTTTTTGCCGAGGTCGAAGATCAGTTGTGCGTCGCTTCGTTTGAATGGCGTGTCGGGGTAGGCGCGTCGTAGGTCTGCGATCCATGCGCCTGCGGCTTCGTCGCCTGTTGGTGTGCCGGCGTTGGGCGGGTCGGCGGGCACGATGACTGCGCTCGCGGCGAGGACTGAGATGAGTCGGTAGCATCTTGGCTGCCAGTGTTCGGCCTCTTTGGTCTTGGCGCAGACGAGCTCGAGCAGGCCGGGCTCGTCTTTGTGGCGACGCATGTGCGTCATGATGTCGGCCGCGCCGCGTAGTGCCGTGCTGCCACGTTCGCGGCTCTCGTTCCAGCCTGAGTGATGAACGAGTAGCGTGGCGGCGCCGGTGTGTTCGCGCACGTGGTCGACTGCGCGGATCACCTTGCCCATCTCGATCGCCTTGTCCTCGTCTATGCCTGGCGTGACGCGGTGCAGCGTGTCGAAGATGAAGAGGTCGCGCGGCCCTGCGAGCTCGAGCATCTCGGGCGTCTCGGTCATGAGGTCGAATGACTGCACGAGCCAGTCGATCGCGGGCAGGCGGCCTTTGAGTTCGTGGTGCGCCGACCATGCGAGCAGGCGTTTGTACGCGCCGCCTGCGCCTTCGGCCATGACGTAGACGACTCGTCCGCCGGCTTCGGCAACTCTTGCCGCCCAATCGATCGCCATGAACGATTTGCCGCTGCCTGATGGGCCGGTTAGGACGTTGAAGCCGCCTTTTACGAGCACGTCGGGCAAGAGAAACTCGACTGGCGGCAGGGTGGCGAGGTCGTCGCTCGTGAGCAGCTTTAGACGACGATCGGGCGATTCCGTACCGTTTTCGGTACTGTATTGGGCGAGCTCGCCGCTGTTGAGGGCGCGCAGCGTCGGGTCGACGTAGTTGGCGGCCGAGTCGATCTTGCGGGCGATCGCTTGCGTCGTCCACGGGTCGCGCTCGTCCTGATCGACGCACCTTGTCTGTGCCGTCGCCCATAGCGCGCCGATCGCCTCTGCGCGCGTCAATCCGTGTTCGAGCAGCCATAGCGCGCGGCCGAAGAGCGTCTCGTCCTGCTCGCCGCGCGGAATCGGCTCGCCGTTGGGCGGCAAGTCGCGGCTGCGAACTTCGGCGACGCTGCGCTCGAGCCATGTGGGCGCTTCGAGAGGTTCGGCGTCGTGTTCGAGCCGGTAGCCGCTGCTCGGCGGCAGGATGACGTAGCCGTCTTGGTGGCGTACGTCGCAGCCGTCGGCGATGTCGGGCCGGCGACCGTTTCCGTAGTAGGCGCCTGGCCGAGCCTTGTAGATGAGGTGCCACCCGCCGCTAGGTGTGCGGTGGCGGCGAGTTTCGAGCCCGTCGGCTGGGATGTCGGCGAGCGTGGTGCCGGCTTTGGCGTCTACGTCGAGGACGACGAGCTCGGCGCTGCCTGGCACGGCGCCGATCATCGGCCACTCGTGCGCCGTGATCGTTTCGGCGTCGCGCGTGGCGTCTTTGAATCCGTGGGCGGTTGCCGGCGTCTTGTCTGCTCGGCATGGGAATACGGCCCATCCTCGGCGCGCCCATTCAAGCGCCGCGTCGCGATTCGTCAAGTGGACTCCAAACTTGGTCTTGGACTCGCCATGATACGGCGCGGTGCCGACGGAACGGCGGCCTAAACTTGGTCTTAGTCCATGAGCGAGCAACGATTCAGGCCGGGCAGGCGGTCGCATCCTGAGCATTGGCACCTAGCGGGCGATCACGCGCTCGTGTGGCGGTCTGGCGCCGTCGCGTTGGTGCCGCTCGCCGAGGCGACGGCTCTCGAGCTCGAGACTGGCATTGCGAGCGTCGAGGCGCTCGCAGTCCACGTGCTCGACTCGTTCTTGCGGTCGAAGCGCGCCCATTTGCAGAAACATCGGCGCGACGACGCGATTGCGTTCTTGATCGCGAACACGTGGCTTGAGGGGCGCCGTTTCAACGGGCGTGGCCGACTGGCCGGGTTTGTGACGGCGCGGTTGCGGTGGCGGCTGCTCGACTGGTATCGGGGTCGGCCTGGCGCTTGCGAGTTCGACGACCCGGCCGAAGTCGTGTCTTTGGATGCCGAGCCGGATGAGGGCGACGCGATGCACGCGCGGATCGCGCAGATAGAGCAGGAAGAGGCGCGCGAAGCCGACCTCGGTCTGCTCGGCATCGACGTTGACGGCCTTGGCGAGTCGGCGCGTTGGGCGTTGGAGAATGTGGCGGTTAGGCTCGCGGCCGGCTTCACGATGCGCGAGGTTGTCGAGGCGACGGGCGTGTCGCGTGGCGCGATTGAGTCGGCGATGAACGAGCTTCGGGCCGAGTTGTCGTGAAACGGCCTTGCCTCGACTGTCGCAAACTCTTCGTCGTGAAGCGCGCGAAGCAGAGCCGATGCTACGACTGTGCCGTTGGTCGTCGTGCGGCGCAGCCGCCGCGAGACGAGCCGTGGCGCCGCCTCTACCACGAGAAACGGTGGCACCGCGCGCGCACCGTCGCCCTAGCCAGGGATGGCGGTCGGTGTCGCGCCTACATCGATGAGCGCGCCGACCATCGGTGCCCGTTGTCCGTCGACGTGCAGGTTCACCATAACCCGCCGCTAGAGCAGCTCTGGCGGATCGCCGGCGGCGACTACGACTATTTCGTCGACCTGGCGACCGAGCCGAGCAACCTCTACACGCTGTGCCGCCAGCACCACGCCGAGGCCGACGCGCTGCGCCGGCGGAATCAAATCACCCGATCGGGTGATAGGTCTTAGACCAAGTTCGGCCGATCTTGAGGGCATGGCACCTCGAACCGACAAGCGGCGGATTCCCTCGACCTGTCCGCATTGCACGCTGAACGGGACGCGCGGCGAAACTGGCTGCACCTGCGGGTATCTGCGCGAGCTCGAGCATCGGGCGCAAGATCACCCTTTCGGGGGTGGTGCCGCCTCTTCGGCGTGTCGATGATGCTCGCGACTTGACCTAGACCAAGGTCTCGCCTATTGTTCGCGGGGTCATGGACGACATAGGGAGGGAAACCAATGTGGCACGATTGCATCGTCCCGGGATGCATCCGCCAGGGTAGTTGCAAGATCAAGCTCCAAGTTATGCAGCCAGGAGCGCGCGCGTCGTTTGCGATTGTGACCCCGAACACGGGCGCCTGGCTGTGCGGAATCCACGCCGTACAGGGAATGGAGGTCGACTTGGTGATCAAGCCGACTCGGACAGAAGAGGTTGCGACGTTCGTGTCGGCCGAGGATGCAGGTGAGATGGTTCAGGCAGTTTCAGGGGTCACGCCCATACCAGCCAAGGCAGCGGATGAGGTAATCAGATATGCAAAAGACATTGGGCAGCGTGGTCGAAGCCGTGATCCCTCTGGGTGAGGCCGACCTCGAAATCGTCGAAGCGGCTCATAGAGAGCTGGGCAATTCGACCTTCGAGCAGACGCTCGTCGACTTGATCAGAACAGGGGCTCGCGTGGTAGTTACCGCCTAGCCGGCGACGCACGCACACTAGAGAGGCCGCCTTCGGGCGGCCTTTCTTTTTGGGCGGGCACTCTCGGCGAAGCCGCGGCTTACACTTGGTCTTAGTCCAAAGCAATCCTGCGAAGGGAGAGACTGAGATGAGTGGAAACGTGGCACCCGGCGACATCTTCGCCGGCGGCGGTCTGCCGTTCGTCAACGCCGAGATGAAGGCCGAGCTGGCGCGCACCAAGACGCCGCTCGGCATCGTCGGCGCCGACCCGCGCGCGACGAACCAGTTCGGCGACGAAGAGACCGCTTTCGTGATCCGCACGAAGGGCGAGGACTACAAGCTCACCCTGTCGCACAACGACGTGCGGGAGCGCCAGGCGAAGGCGATCTGCTCGCTTCTCGCCGGCGGCGCGGAGAGCGTCGGCCCCGTCTACCTCGTGCAGGTGACGACGAAGAGCGGCCAGAAGGCGTGGGCGCTCGCGAACGAGCCGGGCGACGGCACCGTCGAAGCACAGGCCGCCGCAACCTCCGACGACGGTATCCCGTTCTGATGAGCGAGGTCGTCGTCAAGTCGAAGCGCGACCCGGACGGCGCAGAGGTGCGCGTCGTCGACTTCGAGCGCGTCGTCACCGTCGGCGTCGCCTACACGTCGTCCGAGTACGCCGACATGGCTGGGATCGACAACGGTCAGCGTGTCGCCGTGCTCACGGCGAAGGCGGCGCGCAAGCTCGGCGTCGCCCTGATCGAAGCCGCAGGGCGCGCAGACTAGCGATGCCGGTCGTCGGCTTCATCGACACTCGCGGCAAGCGCGTCCGGTTCGCCGACATCGCGAAGGGCGCGGGAGCCTGGGAGCTCCCGCGCCCGTTTCTCCGCGCGCTCGCTAGCGGATACCGCGCCGCCGATCACTACGGGTCGACGGATGTCGTGTCGGTGACGACGCTCGGTAACCCCGTCAGGCAGACGCGACTCTTGCAGCGTCACGAGGTGTTCGTCGACCCGCTCAGGTCGATGTGGGCGATGTTCGGCACGATCGGACACTCGATCCTCGAGCGCGCCGCGCTCGAAGAGGACGACGGCCTGATCGCCGAGCGTCGCCTCGTGATCGACTTCGAGGGGCAGCTAGTCGGCGGCACGTTCGACCTGCTCGAACGCGACGGCGACATATGGATCGGCCGCGACTACAAGGTCACGGGCGCCTACGGCGTGTCGAAGATGAAGCACGAGGGCGTCGTCGAAGCCAAGTTGGAGTACGCGATGCAGGCGAACGTGTACCGCTACATGATCGCCAGGCATGACGCGATGGAAGTCGTCGACCGGGGGCTCGTGCCGTTTCAGCACGCCGGCCTCGTCGTGTCGAAGTGGCAGCTAGTCGCGTGGTCGCGTGATTGGTCGGCGTCGAAGCACTCGGGCTCGATCAAGCCCGTCGAGCTCGTCGACGTGCCGCTCATCTCTGCCGAGCGCGTCGAGAACTATCTGCGGCAACGCATCGTCGAGTACAAGGCGGCCGGGATGTGTGACGACGACGGCCTGCCGAAGTGTTCGCCCGACGAGATGTGGCATGGCCGGCGGTGCGCCCAATGGTGCGACGCCGCCGAAGTGTGTAGCCAGTTCAACGAACGAAAGAGGACAACATGAAGAGGCTTATCGGCGGTGTGGCGCTGCTATGCTACATCGCGACGATCTTCGGCGCGAACTACGCAATCGCGCACTACGGGTTTGTGACGGTGGCGCCCGGCCTCGTCGCGCCCGCCGGCGTCTACTTCGTCGGCCTCGCTCTTATCCTGCGCGACGTAGCGCAGGTGACGCTCGGCCGTTGGGCGAGCATCGTGGCGATCATCGTCGGAGCTGCGCTCTCCTACCTCGTCGCGCCGGCGTTCGCCATCGCGTCAGGCGTCGCGTTCGGCCTGAGCGAGACGACCGACTTCGCGATCTTCACGCCGCTACAGCGGCGCGGATGGACACTCGCGCTCGCCTGCTCGACGGCGATCGCGGCCGTCGTCGACTCGGCCGTATTCCTCTACCTCGCGTTTGGCTCGTTCGCGTTCATCGAAGGGCAGGTCGTCGGCAAGCTGACGATGACCGTGCTCGCCGTCGCCGCGTCGGCCGCGCTGCGGCCTCGGATCGCCCGGGTGTCCGCATGACGCGCGTCTACCTCTGCGGCCCGATCAATGGTTGCACCGACGCCGAGTGCAACGACTGGCGCGCCTACGCGAAGGCAGAGCTCGCGAAGTACGACATCGGCACGATCGACCCGATGGATCGCGACTACCGGGGGCGCGAGATGGAGCCCGGCATTGCGACGGAAATCGTCGTGAACGACAAGGCGGACATCTGCGACTCGCACTTCATGATCGCCAACTGCCCGAAGCCGAGCGTCGGAACGTCGATGGAGATTCTCTACGCATACAAGCGTGGCGTCCCCGTCGTTGCCATCCACCCGGCCGACAAGCCGCCGAGCCCCTGGCTCGTGTACCACGCCGACCGAGTGGTGTACTCGATGCGCGACGCGATCGACTGGCTCTTGGCATGACGCGCCCATTCTTGATCGCGCTGCTCGCCGTTCAGGTCGCGACGTTCGTCGTGTACGGCGCCGTGATGCTCGCGCGCGGTAACTGGCGCATCGGCGTCGGGCAGCTACTGCTCGCAGCCGTGCAGGCGATCGTCTACTCGTCGGGACTGCCGAAGTGATCACGTCGTACAAGCTACAGGTGAAGGCGACGTGTCCTAACGACACGAGCGTCGTCGACGAGTACGAGGTGACGATCCTCGTCGACGGCATGATCACGGCCGAGACGATCCTCGAAACCGTCGAGGCGCTCACGGCCGTCCCGATCTACCAAGAGCATCTGACGCTTCGACTGCGCCAAGAGTTGCAGGCGTTGTCGGTGCATAGCGAGGGCACTCACATCGGAGTCGACACCTCTTGTACCTGCTCGTGACGACCGGACACCCCGACATGGCGCGGTACGCACACCCGAACCTCGGCCGGCTCGTCCAGCCGCGACACTACAGCTCGGTACGCGCCACCGCCGAGCAAGGCGTACCATGGGCGGCCGACAACGACTGCTTCCAAGGGCTCGACGAGCAGGCATACCGCACGATGCTCGCAGCCATCGACGGCCTACCCGGATGCCGATTCGTCACGGTGCCGGATGTCGTCGGCGACCATGACGCCACTCTCGCGCTCTGGCGAGAGTGGCACGGCTTCGTCGGCGCGGCGCAGCCGCCGGCGTTCGTGTTGCAGGACGGCGTGTCGGTCGACACGGTGCCGTGGGATGAGTGTGCCGCGACGTTCATCGGCGGCGGCGACTCGTTCAAGCTCGGCCCGGACGCGCGCCTACTGGCGCGTGAGACGAAGCGGCGCGGCCTCTGGCTGCACATGGGGCGCGTCAACTCGCATAGCCGGCTTCGCTACGCCGCATCGCTCGGCTGCGATTCCGTCGACGGCACCATGTGGACGAAATGGAAGTCGACGCACCTGGCTAAGGGTCTTGAGTGGGTGCGCGAGGTGAGCGCGTTCGCGTCTGATCAGTTGGAGCTCGCGTGACTCGCCGGCGACGTCCCGGGCCGCGCGCACGCGCACACCGCGCAGCCGTCCGCGCGCACCGCTCGATCTACACCGCCCTGCTCGCGTTTCAGGGCGGCGGGTGCGCCATCTGTGGCCGGCGGCCGGGCGCGCGGCGCCACGCCCTCGACCATGACCATCGCACGATGCGGCTGCGAGGCATCCTCTGCACCGCTTGCAACATGCGGCTAACTCATCGCATCACGCCGACGTGGTTGCGCAACGCCGCCGACTACCTCGACGCGCCGCCGTACGACCGTTACGTCGCGCTCGGCGAGCGAGTCATAGACGCCAACATCGACGACACGAAGGACACGTTTTGAGCCTTGACGACCGCACCGGCGCGACGATCCTCTACGTCGCCGTGCGAGACACCCTGAAATCGCAGGGCGTCGACGTACACTCGCACCCCTACAACCGCCTCGACCGGCCGAGCCGCGACGTGTGGGTAGCCGCGTGGCACGCGCTGCTCAACGGGCTCTCTGAGCGCGAACACATCGTGTGCGACTGGCGCACGATGAAGCGGATGCTCGAGGGCGATCCGACGGCGGCGATGTGGCGCGACGCGCTTACCGAGGTGCCGAAACTGGACGGCGAGAGTGTCTGACATGTCGCCGAAGCGAGCTGCGCGCAAGGCGCGGGCACTACTCCGGGGACGCCGCAACTACGACCACGGCGTCACCAACCTCGACCGCGTGTTCGGCATCGAGACGCGGATGATGCTCGTCCTTTCCGGCGTCGGACAGGTCGAGTTTGACGATGACGAGCGGCGCCGCCGGCGCGCCCGCGAGAAACGACGGCGCGCAGCCAGGCGCGCAGGGAGGCACTAGCCATGAGCGCGATCGTCTGCGAAAGCATCGACATCTCCAACAACAACGGCGCGTCGTTCCCGCTCGCCAACATCCTCGCCGGCCACCCGAACATCCAAGTCGTCGGCCTCAAAGCGACCGAAGGGTTCTCGTTCCGCGACCCCGACTTCGCCTCGTTCTACGCCACGTGCGAGACGCACCTGCGCGTCGCCCTGCCGTACTGTTTCGCGCGGCCCGAGACGGGCGGTGGCGTCGCCGGCGGGGTGAAAGAGGCCGACGCGCTGCTCGCCGACTATGGCGCGGTGCGGATGCGGGGTAAGGCTGCGGGCGTCCCCGTGTGCGACTACGAGACGATCAGGGATGTCGCGTTCGCGCGCGGATTCCTGGGCCGCGTCGCGGCGAAGTGCCAGCGCCGCCCGCTCGTCTACTGCTCGCTCTCGCGCGTCGCCGAGCTCGCCGCCGACCCGTGGATCGCCACGCACGCCGACTTCTGGATCGCCGACTACGGCGTCACGAAGCTACCGCCGCTCAAGGTGCGCGTCGTCATGTGGCAGTACACCGACCACGGCGCGTTCAGCACCGACGCCTCGCACGTGTTCGTCCGCCCCGACGACCTGCGCCTGCACCCGCGCCCCGTGCCCTACCTCGAGGTCGTGAAGAGTGGCCGTGTCGTGATGCGCATTCGCTACGGCGGCGGGCGCGTCAAGAAGTACCTGCACGGGTCGCGCGTCCTGCGCGCGCTCGCGTCGGGCGCTCACCTGCGGATGCGGCGGCACTAGGTAGGTGTTTGCCGTGATGAAGGGTTCCCGCGCCTGCGACGCCTGCGAAATCGGCTACCCGCCGACGACGCTCACATGTCCCGCCTGCGGCGCGTCGACGCTCTACCGCAACGCCGCCTTTGACTCGGATTGGCATGATCGGCTTAAGGCGATCACGATGCCGAAGATTCCCGAGCTCGCGATCGGCGCGGTGCGCGACGAGAACGGCCGGCTCTGGCTCTACGGCACCGACCTCAACAACGTCGGGTATCGCGACCCGATCCGCGACTTCGACGCCTTTCGCCTGATCGACGACTCGATCGTCGTCGTCCAGTTGTACGACCGGCCGCGTCAGCGGTATTGGGTGATGGATATGCCCGAGGACGGCGGCTTTTGAGTAACGTCGATCGGTGCCGACGCTATCGGCAGAGCGAGAACGGGCGACGTATTCAGGCGCGGCGGATCGCGTCGGGTAAACACGCCGAGTGCCAGGCGCGTTATCAGCGCCGTAAGGCCGAGGCACGAGACTTGGAGGTAATACGTGGCACGAATGTCGCATGACAAAGCGGACGCGCGCGACGCTGCGCACAGCGCGATCAATCTCGATATGCGCCGCTACTCGCGCCGGTTGAAGCAGACCGCAGAGGATCACATCTCCGTCGCCTACGACGAGGCCGTCGCGCGCGGCCTGCCGTTCGACCCGGCCAGGGTCGCGGCCGAGGCCGTCGCCGAGGCGCGCCGCATGTACATCGCGGCCGAGTTGCCCGTCGCCGTTCCCGAGCTCGAAGAGGACTAGCGTGCTGCGCGAGCTGCCGTCGGTGACGCACCATCCGCGCCCCGCCGAGAGCGCGCCCGCCGGCGACGCCGAGTTGGCGCCGCTCAAGGCGCTCGACGATCCGCGTCCGCTGCGCATCCTCGACTTCGATTCGGAGTGCCGCCCCGACGCCTACCTCGGCGGCGACCTTACGACGCGCAGCCTAACCGGCATCGCCGCACAGTTCGTCGGCCATGACGTGATGTGGTGCGAGTGCATCGTCGCCGGCGGCCACCGCCACTACGAGCAGCTCAGAGCGATGCTCGAAGGGTTCCGCGCCCTCTACGACGCCGCCGACATCGTGACCGGACACAACATCGTCCGGCACGACTTGCCGATCATCTCGGGCTCGATGATCTACTGCGGCCTGCCGCCGCTCGACCCGAAACTCGCGAGCGACACGCTCTTGCACGGCCCGAAGAGCGGCCTCGTGTTCTCGCGGTCGCAAGAGAACCTGGGCGACATGTTCGCCATCCTCTCCGACAAGTACCACATGAATAACGCGCGGTGGAAGCGGGCGAACACGCTCGACCCGGAGCACGCCGACGAGACGCGCCGGCGCGTCACCGACGATGTGCGGATGCACCTCGACCTGCGCGCAGCCATGATCGAGAACGATCTGCTCGGCCCGGCGAAGCTGTGGCATCCGGGCGGCCGGCGCATACCCCCCAAACGGGGGATCACTTCCGTCGGCACCGCGTCGTAAACTTGGTCTTAGTCCAGACAAACGGCCGCCGGGCGGTCGACCCCTTCCAGACCGCCCGGCGGCCCGCACATCGAGGCACACGATGGCAAACAGGAAAGTCCTAGCGATGCGCCGCCGGTTCGACCAAGGCGACCTCCCACTCGACGGCACCGAGCTCGTACCGCTCAACTTTCTGTGGTACGAGACGAGCATCGTCACCGCCCACATGCGCGACCGGCTGCGCGGCGACTTCATCATGGTTCAGCGCGTCCCGAACGCGCCGCCCGTCGAGCGGCTGCGCTGCGCCGACGACCTGTACGACCTCGAGCGGCGCGGCCCCTACGTCCGCTTCGACAAGGTGGATCGCATCTTCACTCGGTACGGCTTGATGGTTCACGAGCTCGGCGACCCGCTCTTCTCGACGCACGGCGCTATCCGCCCGAGGGCCGTCGCGTGCTAGCCGTCGGCACAGGCGTCACGATCACCGACAAGGACTTTCTCGGGTGGGTCGTCGGCCATGAGGGCGACCTGAACGTCGTCGAGTGTCCGGGCGTGTTCTGCGAGGACTACGACGACGGCAACTTTCGCCGGTTCGAGTCGGCGCTCAAGCCGACGGGCGCTGTGCGCGCCGTCAAGGACGGGCCGGCGGTCGTCGTTGCCGAGGATGGCGCCCTCTCCGAGGCCGAGTTTCTGGCGTGGAAAGCGGAGTGGGAGCGCGTCTACGACGGCGGCCCGCGCCCGATCGTGCCGCATGTGTGGGAGATGTCGACGGCCGAGAATCCAAAGGATGCCGTCGGCGTCCACAAAGCGCCACTCCGCTTCGTCCCGCCGGCGCTCGCCATCATCGCAAGCGACGCCCTCGCCGACGGCGCCGACAAATACGGCGCCTTCAACTGGCGCGAGAACGCCGTCCGCCTGAGCGTCTACCTAGAAGCGATCGAGCGGCACCTGCTCGCCCTGCGCGACGGCCAAGACCGCGCCGAGGATAGCGGACACCTCCACATCGCTCATATCGCCGCGTGCTGCGCCATCATCGCCGACGCGGACGCCTTCGGCAACCTGATCGACGACCGGCCCACACCTGGCCCGGCCGCCGACCTCCTACGAGAGAGGGATCAGTCGTGAGCATCCTCGACCTCTTCACGCCCGCCGACCGCCTATTCCTCGGCGAACTCGACGACGCCATGAAGTCGCGCGCCTGGGCCGGCACCGACCCGCCCGAAATCGTCGAGTCGCGCCGCATCCGCAAGCATCGGCTCGCCCAGAAGCCGTGCCCGGGTTGTCAAGAGCGGTGCGATCAGTGCGCCGACGACGAGGCGCTCGGCTAGTGCGCCCAGTCTCACACAACACCGGCCTACTGCCCCACACGGGCGCAGACCTCGCCGTCTACCTCTTCGCGGGCGTCGTCACCCTCGTCGTCGGATTCATGATCTGGCGGATGACTCGGGAGAGCGCATGAAGCCCGGGTTTATTCAGACCTACTCGGGAAAGCTCTTCTACCCGCTCGACCCCGACCCGGAGCTGATCGTCGTCGACGACATCGCGCACGGCCTCGCTAACCAATGCCGCTTCGCCGGCCAGGCGGTGCGCCGCTACTACTCTGTAGCCGAACACTCGTACCACGTGTCGCGTATCTGTCTCGAAGAGGACGCGCTCTGGGGGCTCTTGCACGACGCCGCCGAGGCGTACCTCGGCGACTTGCCGCGCCCGTTGAAGCACGCCTCGACGCTCGGCCCGTCCTATCGCCGCGCCGAGGCGAAGCTAATGCGCGCCATCTGCGAACGGTTCGACCTGCCGGCAAGAGAGCCGAAGAGTGTCGACACGGCGGATGCGGCGATGCTGCTCGCCGAGCAGCGCGACCTCGTTGGCGAGCCGGCGTGCGGGTGGGATGAGTGGTTGCACGGCGCGCCCCGGGTTGAGCCGGCGGCGATCAATGTCTCGTCGAGTCTCGGCCCTGCCGAGAGCGAGAGCGTCTATCTGAGACGTTTCTACGAGCTCGGGGGGAGGTGAGCCCATGATCAAGCTACTTCGTGCCGTCGTCCTGGCCGAGGCCGAGTCGAGCGCCGTCCGCACCGCGAGCCGCGCCCTTCTCTCTGCCGCCGTCGCCGTCGCCATCGTCGCCCTTCACGCGAACGGCGTCTCGCTCTAACCCCTTCCCGCCGACTCGTGCCTGATCGGCGGGGATGCGGCGCGCGACCGGGAAGCGCAGCGCCGCACCGGGGCGCCCGGCCGTCCATGCCGGGCGCCCCTAAACCTCAACATGAGCCTTACACCTAACACACTCGCAGTCGTCACCGTCATGTGTCGCCAACTCGAAGCGAAGCATCCCGGCACGCGGTGGACGCCCGCCAAACCGAAGGGGAGCTCGTGAGCGAGTCGAAGCCGCCGCCGTGGCCCGGCATCCACGCCGGCACCGGCACCAACGACCACCGTCACCTGTGGCGGCCGTATACGGCGCTCGCGGACGGCGAAGAGGTTGTGATCGAGGCTTGCCAGGTGTGCGGGGTTCCCTTACTAACGCCGGACGTTAGTAAGGGATGCGACGAGCCGCAGTACCCGGTTCATTGGCGCGACCCGTATAACGGCGACACGGAGCGGATCGCACGCGACGCTGCCGCGTACCACGAGATGATGTGCCAGGGCGCGTGCTGCGACGAGGACGACGATGAGGCACGCGATGGGTGATCGCGCGGTAACCGTCAATGTTTCCGGTCGGCGGTGGAAGCTGCTGCTGATCCCCCGCGTATTCATCGTCCTCTTGCTGCGGACGCGGATCGAAGGTCGCACGACCCGGTGGTCGCTTCATTACGCGACCCGCTGGACTGACAGACGCGAACTCATCCTCTGGGAATACAAGAAGCGCACGCGATGACCAATCGCGTGCGCATCGAACGCTACGCCGTTGTTTCCGGCCGATGGCATATCCAGTATTTCCACGGTCGTAACCATGGCGTGCGTCGCCTGATCTTCACGACCAAGCGCCGACAGGTCATCATCGCGGTGATCCCGACCGGAGTTCGTGCGGCACGGTGGGAACGATGACCGACCGCGCGGCAAAGCCGAAGCCGAACAAGCTGCGGTTTACGGGCACGTTCGACCTCGGCACGATGACCGCTAAGGCGTCCGGGACACTCACCTTCCGCACAGCCTCCGAGTTCCGGCACGAGTTGACGCGGCTCTACAACGAGACGGTGAAACTCGGCTACCTCAAGGATGACCTCGATGCCTGACCGCGCGGCAGAGATTGAGCGAGTCGCCGTGGCCGATCCCGGTCAGGTCGTGTTCCTGCGCCTGCTGCGGCCGTGCAGTCCTGAGCAGATGATCGCGCTAGGTGAGCAGGTTCGCGCATCTGCGGCTAAAGCTGGTATCACGATCCTCGTCCTTCCGCACGACCTTGAAGTCGCCAAGATCGAGGACGGCGACGATGCCTGAGCCGCGCGCGACATCCGAACGTGCGGTGGCGCTGTGAGTGTCGAGCGTGTCATCTACTGCGACGGCGAGGGGCGCGAGACGCACATCCGCACCACCCGGAACCTGCCAGCAGGCTTCCTGCGCGTCGCCGGCTTCGGCCAGCCCCTCTACTTCTGCAGTTGGGACTGCGTCCTCAAGTTCGC